CGAAATGTGCCACCACAGGTGATCATCTTTTTCGAGGGAGATCGATTCAAGAATTTCGAGGTTGACGGGGATGTTGTTCAACCCTTTTTTTTTTGGAGTAGCTTGGCAAACGATACCAGGCAAAAGTTTGTTCGCATTCCTGAACCCGGACAGCGAGCGGGTTGCTAACCTTGGGGCGATCAATGGATCGGAGTTTCATCGCCTCGATCGTGCGCTCGACAAGTTTGTCTTGCTCGACGTTCATTTCCTCGATCGATAGCCCCGTCGAATTTTCGATTTTAAACATGGCCTGAAGCCGGGAAAATCGAGGATCGTCTAGTAATCGTTTCAACGTTGTAAGCTCACAAATTTATTTTGCTGGGAAGCAAACAGAAGTTTGACCATGCCAGTTGAACCGTTGCGATTCTTCCGTACCCATAGCTCGGTGACACCGCGATCGGGCGTATCCGGGTTGTAATATTCGTCGCGGTAGAGCATCACGACTACATCAGCATCTTGCTCCAACGCACCGGACTCTTTGAGGTCGGACATTAGCGGGCGTTTATCTTGACGAGATTCGACGCCCCGGTTTAGCTGAGAAACGAGAATGACGCAGATATCCAGCTCGCGGGCTAAAAGTTTCAAGCTCCGGCTAATCTGGCTCAATTCTGAATTAGCCCGTTCGTTGTGGTTAATCAAAAGTTGAGCGTAGTCAATCATCACAACCGATAGCCCGCGTTCGGCTTTGAGGCGTCGGCAGGTCAGACCGATTTCGCCAACCGTAATTGAAGAACGATCGTCGATGTAAATATTCTGGCCGCCCAGAGTTTCTACCGTGTTACCGAGGTCAGACCATTGATCATTGCTAAGATCCCCGCGTCGAAGCTTGGTCGAGTCGATCCCAGCTTGCGCTGACATCGCCCGCATCCCTAATTGAAGGCGCGACATTTCAAGGCTGAAGATCGCAGTAGCAGCGGTCGATGAACTGCCGACATTAACAAATTGCTGTGCGAGCGTTGTTTTGCCCATCGACGGACGACCGGCGATGATCATCAAATCGCCTCGTACCATCCCCTCGGTTAGATTATCGAAATCAACCAAGCCGGTCGCAGTGCCGACAGTATAGTTTTCGCCACGCCGTTCAGCTTCTTCAGCCGCGATCGCCCGCGCTGACACGAGATCCATGACATCGATCACAACATCGACCATCCAGTCACCGGACGCTTCCGGTGATTGGCAAGTCGCGTCCAGGATCTTCGTTTGGACGGCAGCGGCGATCTCAGGAAACGGTTTCGCCGTGTCGTAAGCCAACATCTCGGAATCCTGAAGCTTGCCGATTAAATTACGTCGGCACCACTTATCGATCACCAAGGCTGCGTAGCGATCGATATTCACCGCCGAAACGGTACGGTCTACGAGCTGGACGAGTTTGGCTTGCCCGCCGATCTTCGATAACGTATCGGTGTCGGATAACCGCGCTGCAACCGAAATCAAATCCGTTGGTTGGCATTGGCTCTTAAGAAAGTTCATCGCGTCGAAGATGAGCTGGTGAGCCTCGATATAAAAGTGGGCGGCACAGAGGACATCAGAGATCCGACCGTAGGCATTCGGGTCGAGCAAGATCCCGCCAAGTATCGACTCCTCTGCCTCAATGTTTTGCGGCGGGAGTTGTAGGGGAGAGTCAAATTGTAGATCGAGCATTTTTATAGACCCCACTCAGCTCGTTGCTCTGCCGGGATTCGCTCAAGCTCTTCTTCTAACCCGAGTCCAAGTTCATTCGCTTCTTGGATCAAAATATCGAGGCCGCTAAGAGCCTTTTCGATATTTTGTGGTCTTGCCCACGATGCAGTCAGGATCGTGATCCGTTGGGAAATGATCCCGATCAATCGTTCGCTCTCGGTTTGCTCAGGCGGTCGCTCAATCACCGTCGCCTGTGGCGATACGTGTAGCGCTCCAAGATTATCGAGGACGGCTAGAATGCCTGCCCAATTTCCATCCTTCTCACGGATCGATAGCCATTGCTGGGGAATAATCTCGATCCCGCGCTTGGTATAGCTTTTCTTCAGCGTCTCGCAAACCTTCGGATCATAGTCGTTGAGTTTGTTCGATCGCCGCCAAATGGGATACAGGCCGCGATCCTTGTAATCGTTAAAACGACCGTTCATCAAATCCTCGCCCACGCTTTCCATTTCCTCCCGAGTCATGACCCGGACACTGGACGCAGGTTTTTTCGGGGCGGGTATCGGGGCGGGTATCGGTTTACGTTTGGCGACCGGCTCCTCGATCGGCTTGACCGGCGGTGTGTTCACTTTGACCGGCGTTTCTGACGGTAAGCGTGTAGTCGGCGTCGTTACGATCATGTCGGGCGGCGGCTTGACCGGCTTGACCGGCGGCACGATCGGTTCCTCGTTCACTTTGACCGGCTTGACCGACTCCTCATTCAGTTCAATCGGCTCCTCAATCGTTTCCCACGGCAGTTCTGAATCGACCGGCGCTTCGATCAACGCCTCGATCGGCTCCTCGATCGGCTCTGCGATCACTTTGACCGGTTCTTCGATCGCTTTGACCGGCTCTGCGATCGCTTTGATCGGCTCTGCGATCGCTTTGACCGGCTCTTCGATCGCTTCGATCAACGCCTCGATCGGCTCCTCGATCGTTTCGAGTTGCACCGGCTTCGGCTTAAGACCAATCGGCAAACCCGTTACCGGGTCAGCTTCTAGCAAGTTACCCTGCTTATCGACTAAAGCATCGTAGTGACGAATGTTGGCACTTTGCGGTTTCGCGGAATCGCGCCAGCCTAAAAGAGCTTCGATCTTATCGGGATAAACAACAGCGAAGGTGCTTGAAATACAAACCCCGGTCGTTGCGTACAAGACGGGCTGAATCACCCGCTCCGCAAGCTTTTCACCCTTAAAGTCCTCCAACAATCGCCACGCTAAAAGACTTTGTTTCGTCGTCCAACCAAATTTGCCTTTTAGGTAGTTATGCGAACAACCAAAAAAGTTACCCGTAAATCGCGAATCTAGACCCAAGTATTGAGAATGCTCATCACGAATCGGCTTCCACCAACTTACGAGATGCGCTAGCAACCGCGCCGCCCGCATCGCGACGACGCTACCCGTTGCCTCCGTCGCGAGAATGCGATCCCAGTGAGGCGGTACGATGTCACCGATCGGCTGGACTGTAGCCATCTGGCTCAGTAGCAGCTCTTTCTCTGGGCTGGTCATAGCTTGACCGGCGTGTACGGGGGCGTTAGAATACTTCATAGAGTTCACCTAAGTAGTGCTTCATAGAGTTCACCTAAGTAGTGCTTCGTAGAGTCCGCCGATCAGGCGGTTGCCTGGGTGGATTTTAGTTATCGGTTGAGATTTATCGCTCAGACCTAACGAAACGGAACGGATTGTCGGGCTTGATTTACCGACTTGATGTTTACCGACCTCTCTGGCTTTTCTTTTGCTTGTAACAACTTGAGCCAGTTGAACAACCCCATCATAAGGGTTTTGTGGGTCTCATCCCACGCAATGACGCCTCTAGATTTTGATCTAGGGGCGTTTTTGTTGTGATTTGATGATAGATCGCAACCCTCAAGAACACAACCCTCCTGCCATTTATGGGGGGGGTATCCAAGTCATATCGATCTACGGGAAGGGTTCAAATAGGGTTATAGCTCGGGTTCACAGCGGCATACACTCTTAATCTTTCCCTTAAATTGCCCTTAAATTAGCAGAGAAGAGAAGAAAGAAAGACCGGAAAGCTTTGGACAGTAAGGAATTTTTTTCAAGCTTGTCGATGAGAACGGTTGATCAACGATCCGGAGCCGGAGGGGTTGATCGCGTTGAGTTGAAAATTTGGTTAGATTTTCGTGACTTTCCAAAAAGGGTAGGGCTTGTTCAATTTTGCGGCGGCGGTTTGAAAATTGTTTCAAAAATCAAGCGAGGCGAAATTAATCGAGTTGATCGAAAAAAAGAGCGAACCGGGCGATCAACGCGGCTAAATCCCTCGATCGGGGGAGAGCGGGGTCGGCCTTGTTCGATCTTCCGCCGCCGATCAATGCAAAAAAATGACCCGTGTTCGGATCGCGGCTACCTCTCTGAGTTGGGAATATCGGTTAGCGAGCGCTGAATGGCTCCAGAACGTGTCAGACGGGTGAACCTAACTCAACCCTAAGACTCGATAGGAGCGGGCGCTTTTTAAGGCCGGTTCTCAAAGCGATCGCGATCCACCTGTTATGTCCGTAAATCTACGTACAAACATCGTGCTTTATGGATTGAAGAAAGGGAGCGCCGGGAAAAAAGATCGCTAATGTCGTAAACATGATGTTTAAGGTTTTGGCAATCGTTCAAGCCGAAAACGATCATCCCCTGGTTAACAACAACGTCGGGATCGCGCTGATCGGCTCTACCGCTGCGCTATAAACATCATGTTTATCGATTGAGAACGCGATTAGCAGGGGCGTCGATCGCGGATCGGATCACGATCGGGATCGGCCTCAACTACCCGCTGGGTTTACGTTGGCTAAATAAACATGATGTTTATGCCAATTGATGAATTCAGGACGTAATATAAAAAACACAGGCTAGAGAGGAAACATGACGCAACTCGCAATTCCAGAAGCAAAGTTACGAAGCACCGCCCCGCGTCGGCTGTCGGGTACACGCGCTCGACGGGTTTTGCAACGAGCGTTTGCGATTCTCCTAGATCGCAAAAATGGTTTGGGATATACCCAAGCGACGTTAAGTGAAGAAACAGGCTGGAGCCAGTCATCAATCTCGCGATTTCAGTTGGGCGAGCGTGTACCCGATCGTGCAGTTCAGGAACGGCTTTGTCAGTTTTTCGATTACAGCTATACCGACTGGGTCGAAATGTTGATTGCGGTGGATAACGGCGTTATGCCACCGGAAATGTTTGTGCGTCCCGGCGAGGATTGGGGAACAGATGTAACCCCATTCTTGAATCAATTACAGAGCGCTAGTATTGTCGATGCCTTATCGATCGCGATCGCGGCACTCGAACGGATCAAAACATCAGTCGAACAAGCATCTACTTCAATGCCAACCCATCAACCGCAAAGCCAGTACCAGAAGCTTTTGGAGCACTTTGGTAAACGGGCGTTGCGGATGCTCTGGTTTACGCATGAGCAAATGGATGAGCTGTCGCGCGGGCAAATGCCTACGACCTTGACTGACTTTCAGGTGAGCTTGCTACGTGATATGGACGATACGATCATCCTTAGCGGCGACGGTGTTGAGGAGTCTCCCGAGTAGGAAATAGCATGACGGGTGAAATTCTCTCGCCTGGGGTGATATATCTAAACCCGTCAAAACCTTCTGCCTCGAAGTGTTCGATCAATTGCGACCAAGATCGCTGAACGTCGAGCAAAAAACTTAATTCATTCATATGCTCCATGCCTCGAACGACGGCGATCACCTGATCGCCGTCGTTTCTTTCGGCTGTGGAAATTTGCCAGAGGCGACCGTCGATAAGGGTGGGAATGGCGGCATCGTCCTAAAAAAAATTAGACCAAAATTGAAATTGCAACCTTATTTAAAATAATAGCCTTTCCACTCAATTAAATTGGGTTGAAAGACCCGTTAAGTGCTGATCAATCCAACGAATAGAAAACTGTCGGTAATCCCGATCGCGATTCAACGCTCCTTAAACAGCAGCCCATCGAGATAAAGGTGCGTCAGCGTCGCTATCTCTAAACCTATGAATACAAGTATCCAGATTCCGAACACAATTTTGGTCGGGATGAGCACGAGCGGCCAACCCAAAAAAATCGCACGGATCAACGTGCTAACGATCGGGCTATGAGAAAGCCAGTGGCGATGATGCGGGATCAACGCCGCATAAATATTCCAATACCAACCGAGTTTTAGATAGCGATTCCACCGCCACCAGGCTTTGCACTTTCGATCGCGAACGTCGAGATCGGGCGAGAGAAAGAGCGTGCCACCGATCGCGTCGATCATGATCGGCGCGGTAGCTCCTGGGAAGACGATCTCCGTGATCGCACCCGCCGCCAAACCGATCAAAATTCCGACCCGATCGTGTGTCGCACCATCAGCCATTTTCCGAACTGCTCCGAATCGCTGCAACAACCTTGATGAACTCGTCATCTGAAATGGTCGCGAGGCTTCTGAGGTACGACGCCCGCGACTCGACATACCCTTCAGTCTCTCGTTCGAGTAGATATGCCGCCAAATTAGACACGGTTCGACCTTCTTGTTTTGCCCGTTTGAGGAGAACGTCCACAACGGCGTCCGGGATGCTCAATTTAACCTGCTGCATGGCTCTTCTAAGTTCCTTTGCTTAACCTAGCTTGGTGTTTCCAGGGTATCGGAAACCGCTAGGAGCCCGCAATGGTACAACCTTGTCCCCTTTTTGTCCCCTTTTTGTCTCTTTCTTGTGATTACCTTGTACCTTGTTTGTCCTTAATCTGTCCTTTTGGGGTTTACATTGTCCTTTTTTAGTCCTATAGTTCCTATATTAGAACTAAAAAAGGAACTTAAAAAGCCTAAAAAAGTCTAATAAAGTACAGGTTGGTGACATAAAGCGTCGCCACAGGCAACCAAAAACCTTATCAAGCAAAGATCATGGCAAAGGCAACTCCAAAAGTCGCGATAGCAGACAGTACCGTTACGGCACACGAACCGACGGTCTTAACGAGCCAGATTTCGGCTGCGAACTTTACGATCGGGCGTTACACCTCTGAAGAGGTTGCGGAAGCGCTGAAGTCGGATTGCAAGGCGCACAACGTTCGATCGCGCCGGACGCCGTGGGCAGATTTAGCGGTCGGTGCGGATAAAGTCCGAGTCCGTAAGCGTTACACCGAACTCGGATGGTTACTGCTGCTCGACTACGATGATCGCGTTGTTGTAAACCAGTTGCTCATCCCTGACGAATGGGTCGAAGAAATTCAGCGCCTACTTGCTGAGGCAGCGAAGCCGATCGAGAATGAAACCCTTACAGCGAGCGGATCTGAGGTGATCGATGTTGATTTCGTTGACGAACTGGACGACAACACAAGCGTTGAGCCGATCGCATCATCGGCATTGGCGTTAATCGCGAGCGGTGTTTTAGCAATGCAGGAAAAATCGAGCCAGAAAGAATCGCAGGCGATCACCCACCTCGATCAACTCGACGAGATTCTGAAGCAAGCGGCAGCTCTCAGTCGAGTACAGCGTGAGACGGATCGCGATTTCCGTAGTCAATCTGACGAGGCTGATCTCGCCCGCCGTCGCGCTGAAGCCGCTGCGAATGAGCTGCGAATGGTGCGAGCTGAACGGGATGCACGAGCGCAGATCCGGGCGGCGCTGGGGGAGTCCTGACCGGAGCGGTTGCTGCGATCGCGTTGATCCTTTGCCTCAGCGCGATGCTGCCAAAACTCCACCCGGTTTTATTGAAAATCCAAAGCGAAATAGCACCAAGCCTGATGCAGCGTTAGCTTTGGGCGCTACCCGCTTTCCCTGTTTCCACTGGTCAAGCTAATGAAAATGCTGTTTTTGCTCCGACTCTTCGTGCCTGCGATTGCCGCCGGATTTGGCGCTGCTACCTTCGTTGGGGCATCCCGATCGGCTGAAACGATGGAATTGATGTCAGCGGCCAGCAACGGTGCTTTCTTCTTTGGGTTGATCGCGATCGCGGCGATCGCGCGTTGGGAACGTCAGATTTCAGCGCATTACCTGAGCCGGGTTAGTGATCGCCTCGAAACCATATCAGGCATGACCGGCTTCACGCCAAAGGAAGCGGCGGCGATCGAAACAGCCCGTCAGATTCTAAAAGATCAAGATTCAGATTCATGAAAATCACTCGAAACCAAATGATCGGCGGCGGGCTTGCTCTCGTTTTGATCTGGGCAGCACGTCAGATCCTAGCCCCCGGCTCGTCACCAACCCCGACCAACTTCGACCCATCATCGGTTTACCAGCAGGGGCTTGAAGACGGCGCCGAAGACGGTTATGCCGAGGGCGTTAGCGATGGCACGGAGGAAGGTCTAGCTCAATCATTCAGCCCGACGATCGGAGATGTGAAGCAATCTGTCACCGCGTCGAGTGATCTGGCTAGACAGCAAGCAAGCGCGGCGATCAATTCGTTGTTATGCGCTCGACGGGGCGCTTGGCTTCGTGCCGCAAACCTTCAGCAGAAACTACCCGCCCAAACCTGGTTAGAGGAGCAACTGCGATACAAAACGAACCAAGCGAAAAACGTCACTGCCGCCGTCGGTCAGTTTGATGGCTCAAGCCAAAACCTGGATGCGAACGGTGTTCAAGCTTTAGTTATCGATAATCTGGCGATCATCGATGCGCTGAGATATTTAGCTGGTGATAAGCAATCCGTTGGTTGCTCACTATCACTCGCGCCGTTGCACAACGCTAACGTCGCTCTCCTGTTTGAAATGACGCGAGCGGCGGCGTTGGAATCTGAATCGATGAGACTCGCGCAGGAGCGGGTTAATGAACAGCGGGCAACCTTACCCGGCTCCGAATCAATCCCGTCCACCATTGAGGCCAACCCATGACTGCCGGAATGCTTTCAGCTTTTCTTTCCGCCGTCGCCGCCGCCGGTGCGATCACAACCTCCAACAATATCGTTGCGATCACGTTGGCTAGTAGCTCTGTCGTCACCGCCCGGTTTTCGTACGGTCAATTAAAAGGCCGATCGTTGTCGAATCTGACCGACGATGCGATCGGTACGGCCACCGCGCTTCTCTTGGGTGAGAGAACGGAGGTGTTAGTTGACCCGCTATCCATAACCGCACCGTTACCGATCGCTGATTTTCTTAAGGGGATGACGCCGAAGCAGGATCTAACGACGCCAAATTTTTGGACGCCGAAGCGAGCTGGTCAAAGTTCGATCATCGTCGGCGCTCGTGGCCTGGGTAAATCAGTCATCACCGCTTATCAGTTTCAGCAATCGCTAACCCTGAAAAATACGAGAAGTTTGCTGTGCGACCCTCATTTTGATGCTGTTGACCATGATGGCAATCCGCTGGGTTGTGATTGGCTTCCCGGTGTTGATCGTGAAGAAGTTCGCCGCCGGTATCTAATTTCAATGGAGGAACTACTCGACTACCTTTTGGACACCGAGGCATCGATCGCGGCGGGTCGGGAGGGTGAAGCGGTGCGTGAAGCTGAGATCTGTTTCTGTGATGAGTGGGACGGGATTATTCGCTATTGGAAAAAGCATCATCCCCTTCGTTGGGAATCCGGCCTTCGAGCGATCGACGTGATTTTTGATGAGGGTCGAAAGTTTAAAAAGAATCTCAAGCTCGTCACCCACTCGCTCAAGAAAGCGAGAACTGAACTCGATTCTAGTGTTGTCGCGCAATGCGATTTATTTATCGTTGGTGCGAATACCTACGGTGATGCTTCGGAGCAATTGCCGACCGATATCAACCGGAAAGCAATTTCGCAACAGCGTCAGGAGATTGTGAAAAAACTCGACATTCCTGCACGGGCGGTCGGCTATCGGGATTGCATCACGGGTGAGGCCGCGATCATCGTAGCTCCCGACTTATCCACCCCCGTCAAATTCAAGCTTGAGATTCCAGACGATCCGATGGTTTGGCTTGACCAAAATAAGGCCGCGATCGACAAGATGATCGCTCAAGGTAAATCCAAAACCGCGATCGCTGACGCGTTATCGATCCAACGAATCCTGACCGGCGAAAAGGCCGATCCGCGCTACGTCGTCCTAACCGACTACCTTTCAGCCGTTCAAGCGGTTAAGCAACACACTGTTTCAGTTAATTAATGATTGAAAATGTCAGTAGTTCAGTAAATCAGTAGTTCAGCATCTCAGTAAATTAGTAACCATGAAACACACCATCCGACCCGCGCCCGCTCGAATCGATCCGGCCACCCGGCTTGAGCGGAACAAAGCCGTGATTGACGACCTCCTCACTCAAGGTAAATCCAAAGTCTAGATCGCTAAGGCTTGATCGATCCGCGTTTCGCAACCCCACCTCACTACCGAATCACTTCTTCATCAGTTCAGCGATTCAGTAGTTCAGCAACTCAGTAAATATGCAAAGCCTCAACTTTTCGAGCAATTCATTGCGAATTAACCTCACGATCGATGCCCTCCTCACCCTTGGGTAACACGAGTGTCGGATCGCCGAAGCCCTTTCCATCCATCGCTCAACGACCGACCCACGTTTCATCGTCCTATGCAATTACATCGCGGTAGTTGAATCGAGTCAGTAAATCAGTGAGTCAGCGTTTCAGTAAATCAGTAAATCAGTAGAACTTTCATCATGCTTAAATCCATCACAGTTTTGATCGGCTTGGTTTTATTTTTGGGCGTTGCGGGCAACGGCCTGTTCTCGATTCAGCTCGACCCGATCATCCTAATGACTCGCAACGTATTACTGGCAGCGCTAGGCGAATCGACCCCCGGCCTGAAGATGCAGGGTGACCCGCGCCCGCAGCAATATATCTGCGATCGTGAAACAGGTCTTTGCACCCCCAAAGGCCAATGAGCATATCGAATATCGCCTGGATTTTGATCTGCCTCGCCGCTATCAAGCAACTGGGTTGGAGCGATGCCACTGGCATTCGAGCGGATGTTGCCAAGTGCGACACGGTTGAGTTTATCGATCGAGCAACAACTAATGACCCAACAAACCAAGAATCAGAACCCGCTATTTCTCCTAACCCTCCTCAACCTGCTACAAACACCGGCGGCGGAGCCAGTAGCGGAGCCGGAAGCGGAGACGACGCCCGCTGGTAAATCCAAAGCCAAATCTAAGGCCAAGACCAAAGCCAGAGAAAAGACCAAACCCAAGCCGACGGCGGCGGGTTGGTTTAAGGGGCAAATCAAAACCGGGGTTAAGCGCTACGGCGATCGCGTCATCACTGAGCGCGTCCACGGGCTTGACGCGAACTATCGGAAAACACCGGCTGAGGTTTGGAGCGAGATTTTCCTGGCGATCGCGGCCTTGGGAATCGTGACCGCTTACCCAGTTTTAAAGTCGAGTTACGCCTATCTGTCCTACAACCTTTACCGGGTTGCCAATTCGCCCGCCGCCAAATTTATCGGGTTATCGTCCGACGATGCTCCCTCAAAAAACGAGGGTAAAGCGGTTAGCGGCTCCAAGGTTGCTGCTACGGCAATGACCTGGGTGGGCAAAGATTTTAAACCCGGTGAAGCTGAACAATGCGCGGCGTTTGTTCGCCAAGTGCTAAAGGATGCCGGGATCGTTGTCTCCCCCGATATCACCCGGCAACCGCTCGATTCAATCATGCCGTCGTCACCGTTAACGGCCAATAGCTTCGGTGCTGATCAAGGATCGAAGATCGAAAAAAAGCGCGATTTAAGACCGGGTGACTTGGTATTTTTTGCCAACACATACGGTGAATGGCCTCCTGGTACGATCACGCACGTCGCGATTTATCTCGGTGATGGCGAGGTGATCGATCGGCCAACGAGAGCCGGGACGGTGCGGATCATCTCGATCGACAACTTCCCAAATTTTGCCGGTGGTCTACGACTCGAAATCCCGCCCCTTTTTAATTTAGATGTGTACCGCGATTGGATTGCAAAGCAAGAATCGGGCAATAGCTACGGTGCAGTTAACCCGGACTCTGGAGCGCTTGGTAAATATCAGTTCATGCCAGATGTGATGCGAGCGCTACTCGGATCGGACATGACCGATCGCAAGTTCCTCGCATCGCCGGAACTTCAGGAGGAGGCCATGCACCGCTATTTATTAGACGGTTGGGCGCGGGTTTCCAAACTCTCAGACGAACCGGAAAGCCAATGCCGGATGCTTGCCAGTTATCACTACTCAGGAAAACCGGAGCTGTACGCCGATACGAAACCCCAAACCTACAACGGGAAAAGCTACCCCTCGATCGCCGAATACACCGCCTCAGTTTGCTCAAAAATGCTCTAGGAGTTTAGCCATGACAACCGCGCAAAAACCAGAACGAAAACGCCGCTATCAGATCGACTACAATCATCCGGCGATCGGTCGAACGGCTGAGATTGTCTGGGCAACTTCGGAACTTCACGCCGTCCAAATTGCGAGCCACGTATTTCGACAGAACGGGCATGAATTTGACGCGAAGTCGTCCTTTGTAACGCTCGTCCCAACCGCCTGGGCTGAGTTGAAAATATTACTGATGGCGTTGACAGTTGCGTTTGGGGGACTTTATTTTCTCGGGATTGGAGTCGGCGCTGGGATTAAGCTGATCTCAGCTATCCTCAATTTTCTCGTCAATTTTATTGGTGGTTAACATGATCGCTTTTATCTTGTGCCTAGCGTTTTACGCGATCGCTCCCGACCTGTTTCAAGCATCGGCTGAATGGCTCGGGTCGCTCCTTTTGTTCACGATGTTGCTGGTGTTTTACCAAGCGTTCGTTTGATCAACCAGGTTTCCAAACCCTAAAGACTGCGCCCGATCGTATTTTTCGCTACCCAGATCGAGATTTACCCCGGTTAAGCTAACCTCTCTAAACAATCGATCTATCTAATTCCGACTCGTCATAACGCTCATAAATTTCTCCCATAAAACGATTTTTACCTACTTTAATTCCCTTCTTCTGACAAATTTATTAAATCATTAAAACCACCCTCAGAAACGGATTCTAAGAGGGGTATTTTTAAGCCGATCGGGGCGTCGCCAAAGCGTTTTGCCATTCTTGGATCTGCGTCAAGATCTTAACCTTTTCGCTGATCGTGTCGTGGTCTGGCAGGAAGTCAACAGTCTCAGGTGTAAAACCTTCAAACTCCATCACAGCAGCGAATGTAGAGACGCCGATCGTGCCTCGATCAACTCGCGACCAATTCCAAATCGCCTGCGAATGAATCCCTAAATGTTCAGCTAATTTCTGCGTATCGCCAAGCTGCGTTCGGAACTTCTCGCCGCTAATTGTTCCGTATACCGTACGGTTATCGACAATTTTGATCAACACGGCTTTTTTTGGAGATTTATGATCGGATTGCTGTCGATTTGGTAACACTTTAAACATGATGTTTATTCTCCCCTTTTTTTTAGACTTAACGATTGCTTGTCTCTATATTTTATCGTACTTACCCAGTTTTTTGGGGTAAACTAAAGGAAAGTGGTGGGCGTTTTATGGAAATTGGAAATTTTGCGATCGATGTACGCGAATTGATATCGGTTACGTCGTTTAAGCAGTCGCCACGGGTCGCGACGGTCGAGCCGTTTCAAGGGCAGAGCCGCCGGTTTGTTGTGGGTCAGGACGCCGCTACGTGGGGCGCTTCGTTGTTATTCGACACGACGGTATTGCCCGATCGCCACCCGGATACGTTGGTTGGCGAATTGCTCGGGATTGAGTTGGCGGGTGAGCCGGTCGCGATCACGTATGGCGGGATTCAGACGGGGGAGTATTTCGTTTCTTGCTCAGTATCAGAAATCGCCCGTTCACCAGGCCGGACGGCGATCGAGGTTGCTTTGATCTTTGAAGGGACAACGACACCACAAAGCCCGACGCGGGTAACCGAGCCTCGAAACCTTTCCTCTCCGTGGGCATTGGTCGCCAAAATTAACAGCCAGACGGCGGTTTGGTTAGAGGAACTGATATGAGCATCGCTTTCCGCACCTATCGAACCGGGCAGCTTGATCGACTCGACTTGATCGCGGCGAGCTTCGATATCAGTGTTCAATCCTTGATCCGCGCAAACCCGATGATCGGAGCCGATCGCTTTTCTCCGGTACTCCCGGCGGGTGTGGAGCTGTTGATTCCCGCTCACACTCTCCTCACGACTACCGGCTTCCCGACGATCGCCCCGCCGTGGAAAACCGCGAAAACCTAATGCCCCAACGCCGCCCCTATTTCACGGTTAAGTATGGTGATCAAAAGCTGACGAGTGCCGTACCCGACGCCAATCTCGAATTTATCTCGCTATCGTTTCGAGACTCGATCGACGATAAATCAGACGAGTTGAGCTTGTCGATCGTTGATACAACCGGCGTCTGGCGTGAATCGTTATACCCGGTTCAAGGTGAGGTGTTTTCGGTCGTATTCGGCTGGTCTGTCGATGGTCAGCCGATCGAGGTGCAGGAGCGCGAGGGCACGATTTCAGATATCGACTCCGACCTTCAAACAGAGTTCAACCTGAGAGCTACCGGCACACCGGTATTGAAGGGACTCCGAACCCGGCACGATCGGACGTGGGAAAACATCACGCTACGGGATCTATTTGCGGAGTTTGCCGATCGCTACAAATTGGAGTTGGTCGGCACGATCGAAGATATCAAGCTTGAGCGGTTGACCCAGGAAAACCAAACCGATATCGAATTTTTAAGCACTGAGGCGGCGAAGCACGATCACCTATTCAAGATCGAAGACGGTCAGCGCTTGGTGGTCTTCACGCAAAAGGAACTCGACGAAGCTCCGACCCAGTTCTCGATCGCCCCGACGGATTGGATCGGTGTACCGGATTACAGCGACAAACTCGACGATGTTTACGGCGCTTGCCGCGTCACTTGCGAGAACCCGGATACCGATGAATCGATCGCCTATCTGGTCACCGCGAGCGGGTTGCCGGATGGTGAAACGTTTGAGATCACCGAGCAGGGGATCGATTCAGGAGAGCAGGCGATCACCCGCGCGGAGTCGGCCTTACGCGAAAAAAATGCCGATAAAATTACGTTGCGATTGACGTTATTAGGATCATCGATTTACCAAGCCGGGATTAACTTTGACCTGACCGGGTGCGGTGTGGTGATCGATGGGATCTACCAGATCAAAGAGGTTGACCACTCGCTGAACGCCCAAGGCTACGAGAGCCGTCTGAGCTGTCGAAAAATTATCGACCTCGGTAAATTAACCGTCACTCGCGAGATTTAGAACAATGCCGATCGCAACGCAAATGGCGAGTAAGACTGACGACGCTACCCCGCGAATCTATCAGCAAGCTACGATCACCAAACTCGACGCCGAAAAAATGTGGGTGCGGTGTTCGATTCCCGGTCGAAAGAATGCGGATACGGGCAACCCGATCGAAAGCCCTTGGGTACGGGTCGCGGTTCCCCTCGCAAGTCAAAAGGGATACCGCAATTATGGTCTACCCCAGATTGGCGACGCCGGGGTCTTGATCCTCAATCAAAATTCAAATAAGGGGATCTGGGTTGGCGGGTATTACAACGACGAACGCCCCGCACCATACTCAAACCCAGATCTACAAGGGTGGAAGCATGATGACGGGGCAGAGCATTATTACGATGCAAACGCGCCTCGATTCTTTGAAACGACACCAGGCGATCGCGTAACTCATGCCAACGTCAATCAAACACATACGGCGGATCTGCTATACGAAATCGAGGCGGAAGTCGTCCAAATCCGAACCAAGTCGGGCGCTAGTTTAACCCTCACCAAGCTCGGTGCGATCGTCTTTCAAAACGCGATCGGTCAGAGTTTCATTCTCGGTGATGACACCGGGGTTGAACTGCTTAAAAAATATACGTTTAGCGCGGGTGATTCTTGGGTGCATTGGGATAATGTCGGCAAGTTCACGCTCAACAATCAACCCGTTTGCACCGTGACGCATTTGCATCCGTATACCGATCAAGCGAACACGCCGGGGACGTATCCGACGATCTTCTAAATTTGGGTCAACTGAATGGGCAATAGAAATCGCGGGTTACCACCATCGTCCGGATCGACGATCCAGTATTGCGACATCGATAAAAATTGGTTACCTTTCCCGATCACCACCCCGGTACGAATACCACCGCCGTAGCCAGCATCATCGAACTGGACGTGATCACCGGGTTCGATTTTGGGGATGACTAAGGAGCGCAGGGTGTCAGGAGTGACGACGCTATCAGGGATGTTAAAAATCTTTTGCTGCCCACGAAACGGGATCGGCTTTGCCAGCGCTCGCACCTCCGCTAGAGGCCAGCAAAGTTCACCCGTCGCCCACGGTGAAAAGGTTTGGCTCAAGGGTAGACATTTCCCGATCGTAGCGGTCGCGATAACTCCACTCGGTTGATCCGGTTCGGGTGGAACTACGGTGTTAAATTTCTCCGCTATCCAGGCTGCGCCGTCGGCATCCCACTTTTTTCCGGCGTGGATCACGATCGGCGTCCCTGGTGGCAGGCGATGATCCCAATCTCGATTCTCGACATCCTTCCCCGCGTAAGCGATCGCCCAAGCCCAAGGCCGGTGGACAGTAAAAGCTCGCATGTCGTGCCTCCTAAAAGAAGAAGCGCCTAGAGCCACGATCGAGACTCTGAGCGCTTCAGTTGTTAACCGACGGTGACGATCTCACCTGGTAGAGCGGATTCGGGTTCCGCTGAAGCTTCCAGCATGAGCGTGTCGGACGCCCCCGCGATTTCAGCGATCCGGGTCATCATGCGGGCTTCGATCGTCCGCGCTATGGACTCACCCACTGAGATATGGGGACGCAGATTGATCAACGATTTGGTAACTCGCCCGCGATTTTCGCCCATCGGTGCGGTGATATCTCGCTGCTCACGGGATAGCACCATCGGAACGCCGGTCAGAGATCCTAAGATCTCACGCATCACCTGTAGACATTGCGAGATGCTGATCAAGTCCCACTTAGAATGCGTCTCAAGCTCGAACGATCCGACCCGTGATCGGATTCGTGGGACGACGAAACGGAGCCGCCCCGTGGGTTTGCAACTGTCTTTACCACCGTCGCAACCGAGACACGGTAGCCGCGTTTGGCTCATCTTGTTACCTGCCAAATGCAGGAACTGGGTTTCGCCATCACAACGGCGTAACAATCCCTTCGCGTCCCAGGCTTCCATGCTGGTAGGGAAATTAGCCTCGATCGAGTCGTGAACCAAAATGATCCCGATCCCGACGGGGAACAAGCCGCCGATCTTGCTGTATTCAGCCTCAAACTCTTTTAGTACCTCAGCATATTTCGAGGTAACTCGGAACGAATCTAGATCCGCGCCGGGTTTGTTACCGGCCTTAGCTGCTCCCTTGCGTACCGTCCCAATCGTGGGTAGCACTCCCCCATTCCGTAAATCGGTCAAACCTTTGATAGCCATCTTTATTTCTCTCGATTAATTAACGAACGGGTTCGACAGTTTGATGATCAATCAAAGTCGTCGAGTTTTTTGAATGCGACAAACCGTTGTGCGATCTTGTTTGGATGGTTATTTTCTTCGACTTCTTCCGCCGCACCGCTATAAATCCCGACGGAACACTCTGCAATTAATTGGGTGATCTTTTCGTCCATCGTTTCGCCCGGTTCTAGATCCTCAGAAGCACTAACCGAAATCTGGTAATGCTCATAATTTCCTAGATCGAAACGGCGCTGAATTGATACCGAAGCGCGGGGCTTACGTCCGTTTGTGAAACCGTTGCTATCATCGTCGTACATTTTTCTTTCTCAATAAATAGATCCGCTCGCTCACCCTAAAACTCATCGTCGTCAGGATATCCAACCCCCGCTCGCAAGTCACAGAAGCCCGTCAGAGCCTTGAATGCGTTGTAAATCTCGTAATCGGTGTAGCCTTTGATCGTCTTGAAAATCCAGGTCGTATTGCTGAGTTCTTCCCAAACAAAACACTCGTTAAGATCGTCCCAAACCTTATACTCTTTAACTTGAGTGATTGACCGGCGTTCTACTTTGTATTCCTTCGCTATCGGTAACCGTCGTTCAAATAATACTGACTCCGCGATCGGCCACGCAAATTTAAACTTTCCGACTAAGCGGGTTATGAGGAAAATCATGTCCTCCACCTGACACGCTGCAATGATATCTTGCATGATCGGCGTCCCTTGATCTAGCGCGATCGCAATTTCAAAGGACTCGATTGGAGTGACCCGATCGCTTACCGGGTGAGCCGGTAACCGGCACATTAATGTTTGTGTTTGTAGCATTTTCCTCTCAGTCTTTATTGACTATTTCTTTTGCTTGTAATCTTATTATATCATATCGAAATCTGTTTGTAGGCATTTTCGGGGTAAAATTGTTAAAAATAGAGCTGAACCCTTTGGTATGTATAGATGGATAGCGTTTTAGCCTGGTGGAATAATCGAGTTGAATCCCATCGATCGGCACTGCCCGAACGCTTGCCACAGTATCGATCCTTGGATTTGAGCGGTAAGCGTTCGGAAATTATCAACGCTGCCGTGATTCGACAAAGCTTCGGCGTAATTCTGAGAACGCGACCGGGGGATGTCCCGCAACGCCTCACGTTCGGATCTCGACTACCGGAATTAATCGATCAACCTCGTACCGTGGAAGTGCGGTTAGCCGTTGAACGCGAGTCGGTTGAAGCGTTACGCCAATGGGAGCCGCGCGTCGAAATCATGTCCGCTACCGTGATCAATTTCGCAGCTCAAGGCTTGATCGAATTGATGATCGAATGGCGACCGATCGGCGGAAACTTTATCCCAACGCAATCTAACGTTTTGATTTAGCGACAGTACCCTAGTAATGCGGGGTATTAGAGGTAAAATAATCCTATGACGCTGACAGCTCCTACAATCTCAACTCCAAGCCTGTCGGGTGCGATCGTCCAGACGCCCAATGCTGAAGAAAACGCCTCACTCCTTCGTCTCGCTTTTTCTTCAGCGTTGCAACGCCACGTGTCGGACGGTGACCCCGATTCGGTTCTATTGGACTTGATCGCGTTCGCCTACACATTGTCGCAACACGCGACGATTGAAGGGGCGCGGCAAACGATGTTGAGTTATGCGACCGGGGCAAACCTGGATTTAATAGCTCATCCGTTTGGGGTTGAACGGTTACCAGCGGCATTTTCGCTAACTTCTCTTAGTCTCTCCGTGACAGCGCCGCTACCCTTGGCGTTGTCATTTCCTATTGGTTTACGTTGCCTCTCGGCTGACAATCAATTTTTTGAGCTGACCGAAGCCGGATCGTTACCGGCGGGTGATGTTGATGCCACGATCACGCTATCGGCGAAAGCGGTTGTTGATGGGACGATCGGGAATGTTGAAGCAAATACGATCGAGTACCTGGTTTCGTTAATCCCGTTCGTCAAGGTGACGAATGCCGCCGCCGCGTCCGGTGGGGCGGATCGTGAAGATGATGAGTCGTTGCGTGAACGAATCCCGGCGGCGATCGAAGCTGCTGCGCCGGGTAGTGCTGAAGGTTATGCCGCGATCGTCAAAGCCCGGAGTCCGGCGATCATCGATGTCGCTGTCTTCGGACCGATCGAGAGATTGGCTGAAAATCGTGACGCGCTTGACGGTCATGCCGAAATTTTTGTCCTGACCGAATCAGGTTTACCAACCAACGCGCTACTCGAATCGCTGCAAACCGAGATCCGTGCCAGCGAGAAAGGCCGGATCATTGGCGACTACGTTTGGCTTCTCGCCCCAACCCCGATCGTTCTGGACGCCACGATCACAATCTATCTAAAACCGGCGTTTCAAACTGACGCGGTGCGATCGGCGGTCACTGATGCGATCCTGGCTGAACTGGCGATCCGAACTGGATTACTCGGTGCTTCAACTCACGTTAGCCAGATCGAGGCGGTGGCGATCGCGGTGGACGGTGTTTTGGCGGTGGATGCTGTCTTACTCGCCAATGGAAACCCTGACGATTCAATCGTGCTAACGCGATCGCAATGGCTCCAGGTCGGGGCGATCACGATCACGATCGGCGGGGATTCTCTGCCATGACAATCCCAACACTCTTTACACCACGCGCCTTACATTCAAGCGAGATTGCTTGTGAGATTGCCCGACGCATTGAGTTTTTCACCGATCGCTCGATGATGAACTGGTGGGATATTGACGCCGTTGATGCCTCAATGTTGCCCCACCTACTGAAATTATTTTCGCTTGAAGAATATGCCGCCTGGAATCAGTTGGGCGAGACGGGTATCCGCGAAATCATCAAAAATGCGCTACCGATCGTCCGGCTGAAGGGTACACCGTGGGCGATCAATTTCACGCTCGGCTTGATCGGTGTTGGGGTTGAGTTGGTGGAGTGGTGGCAAATCGTACCAAAGGGTGAACCTTATACAGCGACGGCGATCGCCTGGTCAAACCTGAATTATGCGTCCGGTTTTGATCCAACCGACCCGGCTGACTTTGTTCAGATCGAGGTGTTGGTAAATGCCGTTAAAGCGGTGTCGCGCCGGATCTTGCTGACCACCGGATTTTACGACGGTGAAGTCGTCCCGCCCGACGATGACGGCTGGGTTGACCCCGATCGCCTCAGCGAAATTCTCGGACTCGGGCTTTGGATTAACGCGGATCAATATGACGAGGTTTTGATCGATGTTGCCCCGATCGATCTACCACGTTTAGATCTCGCGATCGTGTCGGTGGCGGATAGCTTCACCGTGATCGAATTTGATATACCCTCCCCCGTTGCGAGCGCCGCGACACCGATGATTTACCTTGCCACTTGGTTTGAAAGTTTCTCATTATGACCACTACGAACAGTGTCGTTGGACTCCCGACCCTAGCCGGAATTAATGAAGCGAATGGCGCGGCGATCGCGGGTTTGCATGTCGAGCTGTCGCACATCGCGATCGGTTCAGGCGGATGGACTCCGACCCCTTTGGCGACCGAACTTCTAGGCGAATTCCTGCGTATCCCCATATCGTCGTACGAAATCATTGGCGATGGAATCAAGCGGATCACGGCGATCGTCACCCCCGCGCAAGAAGAGCCGTATCAATTTGACGGTGACGTTCTGTATTTGTACCCATCAAATATGGAAAGCAAGATCTCGTCCGTGATCATCACCAGTGCCGATGGTTTGACGACGTACACCGGAGCTGATTACACCGTCGATCCGATCCGGTGCGAGATCGCCCGAAAACCGACCGGAGCGATCACCCCAGGCGAGACGGTGCGGATCGTGCGCTCGGATTATGGTGTTGAGCAGCCGATCGTCGCCGCTTCATTTAATGCCAATCGGATTCAGCTCCCGACCGCAATCCCGACCGGGATCGGGGTTGTCGTGTCTTCTCAGGGTAGCTCCACCATCTACACCGAGGGCGTTGATTATACCTACGATCAACGGGTCGCGAAGGTCACGCGGCTTAATGCAGGAACGATCGCCGTGGACGCGCCGGTCAATGTTTCGTTTCAGCGATCGGCGGCGATCCGAGAGATTGGTGCGATCACCACGACCGGCGTTTTATTTTCGATCGTTAGCTCCCCCGATCTGCTAGCCCTAACCAATCTGTCAGCTTTGAGCCGTGGTCAATATCTCAGCTTCAATCAGCACCTAGTCGGCCTACCACCGGACTCCGTAACCGTCACGCTATCCACCGATTCAACGGTGTCGATCAATACGGTCGAATCTTCGCTGACGGCCTCATTGATCGAGCAGATAAAGCAGAGCGGTCGATTGACTAGCCTCGAAACTAAAATCCAATACTCCTAAAACGATGACCACTTTCAACGATCTGTTAACCGATGCCACTTCAGCGTTGACCGAAATTGCTGACAGTAACACCGCCCTACGAACCGCGATCGAAGCGCTGCAATCAACCGCTCAAGTCGATGCAAACGAGGCCACGCTACGGACGACCCTCATTGCTAACGAGGCTGATTTCACCGCCGCCAATTTCCGGCAGTATCTCGTTATCGGTGACGATCTCACGATCACGTTACCGACGATCAGCGAGGGCAATGGTCTGATCCGTTTGGTCAGCCCGTCTACCAATACGGTTTCATCAACGATCGTCCCGACCGGTGGTGTCACGATCGACGATGACGAGCTGACACCGAATAACGATCGACTTATCGTTTTTGATCGCGTTTCCTCCACCTGGTCTGTCGTTGGTGGTGAGGCGGGGGGATGGCAAAGTGTTACGAGCGATATCGAATTAGTTGCGGGCGGTAAGTATCGAGTCAGCGCTGGGTTAACTCTCACACTGCCCGCTACCCCGACGGCGGGCGATATTATCGAGCTGTTTGGTGACTTTTCCACCGCTCCTACCTCAGTCGGTGAAAAGGTGTTTTCGGGTCGCGATCGCGCCTTGGTTCATTACACCGGGAGCGACTGGCTTTTTTACGTTTCGAGCAACGCGGTGTCAACCGGATCGTCAAGCGCCACATTCACTCAGCTCATGAGTTGGAATGCTGGTGTTAGCAGCACTTCGACGGCGGCAAGCGCCGCAACGAACTGGAAGGATCGCCCGGTATTGTCGGTCGATCGCGCTACCGGCAAAGGTGTTTTAACGATCGATTCTCAAAACTATCTAACCTCGGCAGCAGCCAATTTTGCACCCCTATCAAAGATCTCGCAGTTTCAATCAGCAACTCAAAACAACTCAGGAGTTACGCAGTTGAGGTTTACATAGCGCAACGAGTTCATCGGTAGGCGAAGGAATCAAGCTGTGGACAGCTCAGAAATTGACGCACAGCATGG